GAACCATTTGCTGCAACAGAAGATGTAATTGTATAAGAGTTAGAACTTATTAAAGATGCAACTTGAAACTCTGCATTCAATATTGAAGCTGTTATTGTACCACCTAGCGTGGCTGCACCAGAAAAAGTTACAAAATCATTTTCATTTGCTCCATGAGCAGGATCTACAACAGTTAAGGTTGTTGATCCGTTGGTTGCAGAAAAAGTTACGTCACCCGCTGATGTGGTGTTTCTTATTGGAGTAACATCATTAAAGGTTTGACCTTCTTCTATATAGTACTTGAGATGTGTACCGATACCCATGAAATCAGATCCATCAAGTGCTACCCAATTATGTAATCGTCTTGCTGATCCTTGATAACTGTTAGGACTATATTTTTCCCAACCACCAAACTTTTCTGGAAAACCAAATCTAAATCTTACTTTGTCACCATCAATAAAACCACCTTCATTACTGTAAGATGTAATATCTGATATAACTCCTGGCTTAAATTTTAAACTTTGTATTGGCATTACGCTGTATCTCCAGTTAAAGAACCACTGCCACTTGATGAAACATTACTAACACCTTGAATTGATTTACCTGATGCTCCTCCAGATGACGCAGAAGCCCCATTTGAAGGTGCTGAAGATGGATAACTTATTGATGTGCCAGAGCCATTACCACCAGCAGATCCACTTGAACCCGATGCACCAAAAGCACCACCTGCACCACCTGCACCACCAGAGCCTGCATTAGTTCCACCCGAACCACCACTACCTGCACCACCAGCAGATTGATTATAACCTTGACCAACACCACCTGCTCCAGCCGAACCACCAGAAGTTGGTTCGTTAACCGATAAAGATAAAGTAGTTCCCATATTATTATAAAAAAAAGCCGATCCTGAACCTGAACCAACAGTATAGTTGCAAAAATAATATGTCGTACTTGCGGCTAAAGGTGCTTTTTGTCCACTCCATGATAAACCACTACCATATAAAGATCCACCTTGACCTGAACTAGCTGTATTTTCTGCTGTGCTTATATCTACTCTTGGTTGACCACGAAAACCTGTTTGACCATCTTCTGGAAAAGGGTCACTAATATAAGATGATAAACTATATTCAGCAGATTTATTAACTCGAAACGAATACCACATTGGACCTCTGGCAGATATAGTCGAAGTTACTGTACTGCCCGATGTGTTTAAGCCCCATTCACCCGAACCAATACCAGACCATGCTCTTGGACCAAATTGAGTGTTCACACTATATGGAACAAAAGTAGGCTTGCTTCCAACTTTGTCTGTGACATTAGAAATTGTAGCAGTTGCACTAGCACTTCCTGCACCACCTGCACCACCAGCACCTCCACCTCCACCTCCAGATTTGATAGTGCCGTTATTAACTAAAGTTACGGCAACACTCCCAGCAACCTCAAGTGCATTGCCACCAGTACCACCATTTGCTCCACCACCAGCACCTTCAATACTACCATTATTTGTAACAGTAATTGAGCCAACACCATTAGTTTCTATAGTTAAAGCAGCATTAGATGAGCTAGTTGAACCAACTGTTTGTGAAGCATTTACTACAAATTGTTTAGGATAGTTAACTTCAAAGTCGTCACCAAAGATAGTGTCTGCACTTTGATTAGTTGCATCAGATGAATATGTCTTTCTAAAAGCTCTTTCTTTACTATAAAAATCATTAAAAGATATGGCACCAGAAGCAGGCACACCTGCGGACATATTTGTGGAAGAATTATTACCAGCGTTAGCACGAACCAAAGAACCACCAAGATAAAACTCTGATAAAGTTCGACTTGGTAAGTTTGATCCCGGAGTATAATGCTCTTCAATATCTTGAAATGATATAGCCCCAGATGCCTGCAATGCTGCCATTATAAACTTGTTCCAAATGCTGTTATATTATTAGCGGATGTTACCGCACCATTAGACCCTAGCTTAAATACTGTTGTTCCATTATACTTAAATAACAATTCATTATCTCCAGTGTCTAATGATATTGCCCATTTACTTGATCCAAATAGTATTGCGTTACCGTTAGTATCCAAATTACCTCCAAGTTGAGGTGTTGTATCTCCTAACAAATCTGTAGGAACTGTTGCTACATTTGCATTTGCACCTGTACCATCTGCAAAAACTATGGCAGATGTACCAGTAGCTAAAGCTACGGTAGTTCCAGAGCCACCGCCTTGTTTTACTGTAGCTGTTTGATTTGTTGTATTTTTAATAAAAAACCATTTTTGTTGATCGTTAGGGTCTATCAGTAAATTAAAACCACCAGAGGGTGAACCAGATAAAACTAAAATTTTGTAATGACCCTCTGACAAAGTGCCATCACTTGTGCTTACAGTTTTATCTCCAGATATAGTTAGAGTAACAAGACCATTAAGTGTTCTATCTATTATATCTAAATTGTTATTGGTTGTAGTACCCCAAGCTCCCGCTTGTTCACCAGCACCTATTTTTTCTATGCCACCATTTGATGTATATGTACTTGCCATGTTTACCTCACGCTTCTATCTCTGTCCAAGTCTCTGACCCAGACGGATTTACTGTTGTCCAACTTTCTGTACCACTTGGCGAAATGGTTGTGTATTCTTCTTCTGTAGCACCTGCATTAATATTCTCATACAATAAATCACCATCAGATGTTTGTGTCATATTAAAGTCTGTTGTTGCGACACCTGACCCTATCATAATACCATTTGATGTTTCTGTAAATGCTGATTCCATACTAGATACACCTAGATTAACTAGGAAAGCTGTTGATTCACTTTGTAATCCATTAAAACTCATTTCAGCATTTGTACTGCCAGAAATATACATTCCAGCCGTTGTTGCTGTAAAGTTGCCATCCATTGTGGCAACACCAGACATAATACCTACGGCTGCATTAGCACTTGATGATATACCACTTTGTTCTGATACGCCAAAGAATAGTATTCCTTGATCGGCTATCGCATTTTCAGAAAAAGTAGTAGCACCTAACATTAGTCAGCCTCAGCTATTGTGTTGCCTTCAGCTACCCATTCAAGGATTGCTTGGTAGTGTCTGTTGGCAGAATCAAATGGAGCAAAACCACTTTCACCACCATCAGTTTCAAAATATATGCTAATATTTTCACTTCCACCTTTTAGTGTTATATATTTAACTGTCGTAAATGTAATTGTATTTTCCATTATTCACCTATAATTCTGCATCTGCTTTGTAATGTAAATTTAAACCATTTGAAGTACCTATAGAAGAATTATTAGCATAAGCATGCATACCATGTGTAGCTGACTGACCAAAAACTGCTGGATGGTCTGCACTATCACTTCTAATTTTATTAACAGTTCCTGTACCCGGACTGTAAGGTGTACCAGTAGCAGCGACTCTCATTTCTGTTTTAAAGGCAATCCAATGTCCAGCATAACTTTGAGTAGCATCAACAAAACGAATTACTCTGTTGGTATTTGTAGCAGTTCCTGCGACTGTACCATGAGCATAAGACTGTTGATAATACCTTTGACACAAAGCTAGTTCTTCCCCAAATGACCTATGCTCAAATGGTGTGGCTTGTGAGCCTACTTCTAGCTGTACTCCTGTAAGAAAGAATGTTGCAGATGTACTTTCAAAAAATGAATTTCCATCACTACTTATTTGTGTAGTGTTACCATCTGCATTCCAAGATGTACCCAGTGTACCACTTGTGTAGTTTGAACCCGCATGAAGATAAAATCTTAAATGTAATTGTGCAGTATTATTATCTGGTATAACACCTGAAGTATCACCATCAAATGTCACAGTTTGTCTTACCCAAGATGTAGTAACTGGAAAAGTAGCAGCAATCTTTCTGCCACTAGTTCCTTCGTATAATCCCACAGTATATGTTGCAGAATCATGTCCTTTTACATAAAAAGAAATAGTTATTTTTTCAGCATCTGATGTACCCTTTTTTAGTTGTTGTACATCTTGTCCTTCAAGTTTTTGTTCAATGAAAAATCTTTCTGCCGCTGCAATAGACGTATCTGCTGTTGTACATTCAAGTTTCAGACAATTAGCAAATCCACTAGGACCATCAGATGCTTGAGACATTGTAAGTCTACCTGCCGAGTTTCCATTAGTATTAAAATTCCATCTATCACAAGTGAAATAACCATCAGATGCACCAATTCCTGTAACTGCTGAACTGCTTCTCTGTGCCACTTGCATACCACCATTGATAACAATATTCCTTCGCCCACCAATCTGACTATTGGTTAGGACTTCACCCATCTTTGCTAATTCTGCTGCTTTTGTCATGCTGAGTCTCCGTGTACAGTAGACATTGAATCTACTAAATCTGTCAAAGTATTTTGATAATCTCTATGGGTGACAGTTATGCCTGTTGTAGCTTTTGCAGTTGTGCAGTGCATTACATTTGAATTAGTTCCTGCACTTCCTGATACAGAATAATTTGCATTAGACATATTAGTAGTAAACGTAAATGAATAATTACCAGTTCCATTATCTGTGTCAGAACCTACGTTAAAACTATCGTCTGCTGTTCCACCATTTAAATCAACCCAACTCTTTGCTGTTCCCTGACTAACAGTAGCCATAGGTGTTGAATTATTACTACTTGCATCTGTTAATGTGTTTACTCTTAATATACTAGCCATTATGCGAGGTCTCCAAATACTGCTACAAAATTACCAGATACATCTGCTCCAACAGCACCATTGTTCCACAGAGTAGTAGATACTTGTACCCTAAAAGAACCTGCAGCAGGTGCGTGTCCTCTTTTTAATCCACAAACACCCAATAAAGGAGTGCTTGTATCACTTCCATACCACATAGTTACTTGAGGAGAATAATTAATATTTCCCATATCATTTGCAATGCTAACAGTTGCATCTCCATTACCTTCATCTGTAAGACCAGATACGTTAAAACTATCTAAAATAGAATTGGTACCGTCTTGCTCATATCTTGCCCAAACCTTAGCCAACCCTTGTTGTAGGCTAGTTGTTGTACTATTGCCTTCACCTGTAACGACTATGCTACCTGCTGTGGTTACACCTGTGAGTGTATCTACTTTTAATTGTGATGCCATTATGCTAGGTCTCCAAGTAATGCTGTATTAATAGAATCCCAATCATATACGTTACTATTTTGATAATTTGTTTGATATCTTGACACTGTGGTAGTGGCAGCATAACTTCCTTGCTGTTGTTGTATTGATGCTAGATTTGTATTACCTCCACCTGCCATGCCAACATGAGCATATGTAGTATTTGCCATAGCTGAAGCTATTGTAATTGATTGGTCTCCTGTTCCATTGTCTGTCATACTAGAATGATTAAAACTATCTAAAACACTAGCAGTTCCTTGAGACTCCCATCTACACCAAGACTTTGCTAAACTTTGCACAGTATTCTGTGTAGTTGTACCACCATCAGATACATAGGTAGACGTATTAGCAACCTTTACATTCGTGCCACCTGACCCTGCTTTATCTACAATGGTGTCTACATTTAATTGTGAACTCATACTATACTCCAATATCCATTAACAGTAACTGTAGCGTTCTGTGTTATAGGACCTGCACTTGCACCATTCTCATCACTATCTATTGTAATGTCTGCACTGATTGTCTGTCCGTTTAATCTGATGATTGAGTTGTTACCTTTGAATGGGTATCTTGTATCAGCTTCGGACTTTGTATAACTATCGGCTACAGTAAAGACATCATAGACAACCATTTCTACTATGTCATTTAAACTTGCTGCTTGAACCAAGACCATAGTTGTACCTGTAGTTGCTGTATAGTCATCTCCCGGCACTAACAATATTCCGTTTTGATATACATCCATGTACAATGTATCGTTGTAACTTAGTACAAGTGAGTTGGCATCCGATCCACTGAAACTGGTTTGCCCAGCCGTGGCTTGATACTGAAACCTACTTCTTACACCAAAATTTTCTGAACGACCTATGTATGGCATTGATTATACCTCTTGTGATTCCACGAATGTTTTGTAATTAGCTTTTACTGTATCTGTCCATACTGCATTAGCTACTGCTTGTACTTCGGTAGCTTCTGAACTTATGTCTGTGTCTGTGTGTGTCCATGTATCGCCATTTTGTGATGATGTGCATGGTTTTAAAACGTGCCTATGTCTTGACCTACTGATTTCTGTACCATCTTCTTTTATTACTGTGTCTGTTGCTACTTGGACATTCCAAGTTCCAACAACCTCTATCTTTGTTACTTCTGCTGTTTTAATTATTGTCATTTTTTTCTCCTATGCTACTTCGTAAGTCATGCTAAAATCTATTCTTGAATTATTTTGATAAAATGCACCAGTATTATATTGAATTGTAGCGTTAGCTGTTACATTAGCTATTGTATATATTGTAGTTGAGTTTGAAGTTACATATCCAGCTATATGTATTACAGCTATCGCTAAATTAGAATAATAATTTACATTCAGAGTTCCAGCTGGATTTCCATTAACAGTTGTTACGGAGGTAAAAGGTAATCCAGTCATATTAGCATTACTTCCAGTTCCAAGTGCATTAATATGAACTTGTCCTGTTATAAAAACTTTGTTTCCTACTTTAATATAACGACCAGTTCTAGCAGTATAACTTGTATTGCCACCAAATGAAGGTGTCCAAGTTCCTTCTTCATAATCGTCAACCAAATTAGATGCAGTAGCAGACGTGACACCAAGATGAACACCTTTACCTGCTGTACTGAAGGTAATGTTATCATCAAGAGTACCTAAACCTAATCCTCTTACTTTAGTTAAAGCCATTAACTACTCCCTATGCGTATGGACTGTCACCTAATAAGTCAGCATCCCAAGCTGCTTTTAATGCAGTGATACTTGAAGCACTTGTGATTGCACTTGCAGCAGGAGCATTTCTAAGATTAGTCTTCTTAGTTACACTTGCAGCTTTAGCAGATGAATCGTCAGCTTCCATTGCTTTCATATAAACTACATCTTCAGCTTCCAATAAAGGCTTTCTTACTTCCCTTACTTTATCCTTAAATATAACTTTAGCTTCTGTTAAATCTTCACTTATTGTTGATCCAGATAGTGTCCATGCACCTCTGAAATGTCTATCAGATGGCACAGTTGCATCTGCTGCATTAATACTATTGCCATCTTTATCGACTATGTTTGTTGTTG